TGATAAAGCTGTTATAGTTTTATAATAATCTATTTGTAATGTTTGTGCTGAGTCAGGAGCAACACCTAATAAAATGTTACTACCAACTATTGTAAAAAAAGTAGGAAGTCCTGATGTTTGTGTAACATTATATTTTCTATAAAAATCTCCATTAGCCATAAATCGTAATGTTCTATATGGATCACTTTGATAAATAACTGCTGTTGCTTTTAAAAAACCACTAGGCAAAGAATATGATTGTGTACCTGAAACTGTTGTTGTACTGGTATCTGTATTAACCATTTCTCTTACACGCAACTCTCTATTTAATCTACTTTCTGTAAGCGTAATAAAATCACCCAAATATGAAGTGAGATCTGTCCTGTTGAGATAATTTGCTATTGTTGTTTTTAACAATGCGTAAGTTGTAAGAGCCATTATAAATTCCCTGTGTAAATCCTAAAGTGTCTGTTATCAGGATCATTAAGCCATCTAAAAAACTTTGGCTTATCTAAAACTTTTCCTGTTAATGAAATTATTTTTTTTTTGCTAATTGATGAACAATAATGTTTGGTAATCTAGCTACTCTATAACCTTTAGCTTCTTGTAAAACTTTAGATTTATAAGCACCTTCATTTTGTGCAACTTTATTAGCTTGTAGTATTTCTTTTATGTCTGCTTGTGCTTGATAATTTTCTATATGAATTTTATCTTCTGCTTCATCTACAATTAAATTTGTTTTAACTGATGATTGATCGCCAGGTTCATTTAAAGAAAACTTTTTAGCCATATTATTTTATAGCTTTCATAATCATTTGATCTATTGTTCCTTTAACAGATAAACCTTGATTACCTGAAAAACTTAACATTGGATCGTATTTTCTATCTCCACCTGAAGTTTGTTTAGATTGTTTTTTTTTATTACCTCTACTAATCATTGGATCAGCTTTGATTGAATTTTCAACAACCTTGTATAAACTTGAAGTATGTTTTTTATTTGTAAAAACACCCATTTTATTCTCCTGTTAAAATTGAAAAGGAGGGGATAATTCCCCTCCCTATCCTTAGACTACAAATAATTATGCAGTTAAGTTAAATATACCATAGTTAGCGTTTGGTGCTTTTGCTGTTAAAGTCCATTCTGCTAATAGTAATTTTTTATCACTATCACCAGTTTTTGCTAAGTCAGAAGTTTGGAAAGGTCTAAGGAAGTCTACACTCCACATATCCATTTGCAAAATATCTGCTCTGTTAGCATTTTGGAATCTATCAGGTACGAAAGCTACTTCGCCAAAATCAGATACATAAATATCAGTCGTTCCGATTGATACTTTGTCTGATGCATCTTTGTACTTAGTTGCTACACCATTAAAAGCTGATGCTAGTTGTTTATGACTTGCTGTCATAAGAACTGTATCAGGTTCTCCACCATTATTAAATGCTACTAAAAGACCTGCTTTTAATAAATCTTCGGTGTAAGTTCTATTTGTACCACCTGCGATTGCTGTAGCACCAGTTCCTAGAGGAACTGCTGAAGGTGATCCATTTTTAGAATAGTTGTTAGTTGGTGATGCAGGGCCATACCATGTACCTACTGATGCAGATTTTCTAGCTGTAGAAGCATTACCTGCTACTTTAGCTTGTTCAATACCAACCATAGCGTTTTCCATATCACGCTTGATTTCTTTACCCATTTTAGCAAGTTGGTAAGCAATTTGCGTTCCCATTCCTGCATTATCAACAGCATCATCAGTACCAGAAATTGTTACTGATTTTGATGAAATTTGAGTATAGTTAGTTAGTCTTGAAGTTGCGGCTCTTGCTTCACCTGCATAGTCATCACCTTCAACTTGTGCATTTACTGCAACTGCCGCTAATGAGTCAGTTTGCCATTCATGCAAAGTATTAGTCGCTGTACCTTTTGATGCGTTGCTCATAAAAGGAGTTTCAGTTGGTGAAATATTATAGATCACATCAGCTAAATCTTCTCTTATTGAATTAACGCCATCATAAGTATCAAAAGTATTTGTTGGCTGTGCCATATACTTATCTCCTATTAGTTAATTGTTAAGAATACATTTCTTTGAAAATGTTTACTGCGTCTTTGACTTTTCCACTTTTTCTCAGAATTGCTTTTTTAGAGTTAATACGCTTTGCAACATCACTTGTTTCTTCAACAACTTTAGGACTAGATGAACTTACAACTTTTGGAGTTCTAGTTACTTTCTTATTTTTTGCGTTAGCTGTTTTTAACCTATTATAACGATAGGCATTAGCTAACATAAGAACTGCTCTATGATCTACTAACATTGAAATTTCTTGGTCTGTATATCCAATATCTTTTGCGAAATTGGTAAGGTTCTTTACGAACTCAGGGCCTTTTTCTTTGTCGCTGTAAATAGGTAGTTTTTCAGCAAGAAGATTTCTTTCTTTTTCCAAATAAACATTATAATTTCTTTCATGCTCTCTTTGTTTTTCAGAGTTTAATCGTTGTTGCTCTTGTCTAGTAGCTTCCATCATTTCTTTCCTACGATCTATCTCGGCTTTTGCTCTGACATATTCAGCAGGATCTTCTTGATACAACCTATCTAAATCTACCTGGTTTTCAGTAGTCTTTAAGTGTTCAGATAATACTTGAAGTTGTTTTTCGTATTGATCTCTTTTGATTTTTGCCTCCTCGTTATTCCTTGTTAATGAATTTTTAAGTTCATCAACTGATTTTCTATTGCTAGAAAGTTCATTGGTTTTACGAGTATAATCTTGTTGACGAAAATACCCATCTTTAAGTTCATCTAGGCTGACTTCTAATTCTTGATCTCCGACCTTAATTTTATAAAGTTCCTGATTACTATTTAAAGTGTTATCTTCTTCAACTTGATCTATAAGTTCATCATCATCAAAGGGATCAGCGTTATTCGTTTCCGATTCACTTACTTCCTTTGCTGGTTCTTCACTTGCTGTTTCCTGATTCTTAGAGGCTTCTGTATTTAGTAAGTTTTTCAGGGCGTCAGCTACCTCTCCTTGTGTGTTTAGAGGCTTGGGCGTTGGTACAACAGTTTCCTGTGAAGGATTATCTGTTGCAGATTCCATTTCTGGTTGTTCTGCCATATTTATCTCCTATTATTTTTTTGTTGCTAATTTTCCTGTTTCTAAAACAGATTGCAACTGCATCACAACAACTTCTGTCATTCTTCTCATGAGGAAAATATGTTCTCGTTGTTCTGAATCTTTTAAGTCAGAGTTTAGCCATTGTAATTCTAAATCCTGACGAATTTTTTGTATTGCTTCAACAAACATTGGATCTTCTAATATTCGTTTAGCTTTAATTGATCGTTCTTGTTCTTTTTCCATTAAATTCCAGAGCTTTCATCATTATAATTATCAGCAGGATTAATAACAGGATTAAATGAAAATATTGATTCATTTGATGGGCTTGGTGTAAAGTTTACTTCGTGAGGATTTATTGTACCACCAGATTTATTAGCATCATCTTTTATTTGGTCATAAGTCATTGTATTTGCATAAGGATTACCACCTTGATTAATTATATTTTGTGCATTTTTTTTAGCTTGTATTTGATAATTAATTTCATCTGGTGTAAATCCTAAATTTGACGAATCTGCATTATCAATAATACCCATAGCTTGTGTTAAACCTAATTGACCTTGTTTTGTGTCTAAGTTGTAACCTCTTTTTGCTAGTTCTTTTTTCATAAAATCGTTACGCAATTTTGAATTATTTAATCCTAACATTCCTAATCCAAAAGACAGCATATTAGGAAATGTACCTTTTAAATAAAAATTTTCTCCAAGTTTACTAGGAAGAAAACCAAGTTTGCTGTTTGCTAAATAACCATCTGTTAAATAATTTAACAATTCTTCATCAGATGCGTTTTCCATATCTTCAATAGACATATAAGGTCTTTCTTGTATATCTCCTCTATCTCTATTTTGTTCTTGTGCAGGTTCAGAAAAACCAACAAAACGACAAGATTTTAAAACTTCATCATACACATAGCCTTCTTCACAGCTTGGTACTCCTTCACTATCATTCACAGGAGATTTATAAGTGCTTACAGGGTACATATCTGTATCATTAGCGTAAAAACCTTCAGGGGAATAAGGATTACGAAAAACATTGTTTGCGTTCATGTCAGCAGGTTCAAAAGGTGTATCTGCTGTAATATTTTTATTTAAATATCCTTGAATTAAATTTGTTGCATCAGTTCCTTGAAAAAAAGGTGTAAAAGCCATTATTGTAACCTTTCATCATTTAAAGCTGAGTCAATAATTTTTGTATTAAGTTCTTGTCTTTTTATTTGTTTTGTATCTTCTTCTTTAATTATATCGGTAGCTAGTTTTTGTTGATCTAAATTCATTTTTTCAGTTTTATAAATTTCATCTGATTGTTGTTTTCTTGCTTTTAATTGTAAGTCTGCTTGATCTTTTGCTCTTAGTCTTTGT